AAGGAAAACAGTGGTTTACCCCTAGTCCCTTGATTTAATTGATCGATTTGTAAACCATAAGGAAACAAAGGGGGAACTCCGTCTTCGCTACATACGTCAACCCCTTCAGATTTTTTTGCCAATTTTACATCCAGGTCAAATGTTTCTCTTGGTATCCCTTACCAATCACATGTGACATAAATCTTTCTAGCTCTTTATCCATGAGGTCATTCTTACGATCCCTGATCTGTTGGTCTGCATCAGCAGCCATCTGTTCGACCCAGTATGCAATAGCCATACTTAAGGCATCCAAGCGGTCATCATGTGCTAAAGCACCACGATCCTTAGTGATTCTAGTGAACTGATGGAACAACATGTACTTGGCTTGTTTTTCTGCTGCATAGTCCTTGACAGATTTGTAGTCATGATCTATAATACTTTTGTTTACTATTAGTCTATGTTGGTTACATACAGGTTCTAACGTGTCTACTATACGTTTCTCCTTTTGTATATTACTTCTTACTTCTTCTAGTGTAACACTATAGATCTTACTTAAGACTGGTTTTAGAAGTTCTAAGAACATTCCGTCACCAAAGTTACTCTCAATCAACACTACGTTCACCTTGTTTCTCTTAGCAACTACGCTAAGGAACTCAAGGTTCTCCTTTCGGTACCCACCTTGGATACCTCCGCATTCTAGGACATAGAGGTAACCATTGAGCATCTTTACTACTGCATATCCTGTTTCGTCTTTACCTCTTCCTGAAGGGTCTATACTCAAGACTGATCCAGTATAAGAAATCCAATCTCCTAGTATCTTTTGTGGTTTGTAGAAAGCATCACCAGGAAGTCCCACATTTGGTACATCATTGAGTTTATCTGATGAGTCATTGGACCAGATCGGTTTTTCTGGTGCTTTGTCTCTATCGAGGGACATCACCACTAAATCCGATAGTTTCAATGGATACCTATCAGCATCACTCAAGGAGGTGTCTAGCATATACTGCATATTGAATCCTGAGCGACCATAGGATAACTCACGTTCCAATAAGTCCTCATCATCGAACCGAAGAGGATCAGTAGGTTGTTGTACTAAAGATGGATCTTTCTCTAACTTCTCTAGGATGAATGGAGCTAGTCTATCTTCGTACTTATGGACTAGTTTCTCCGATGGGTATCTTCCAGGCCATATACGTGCTTGATATCCTCGATTGGGAAGTTGTTCGTACAAAGACATCTCCGTTTGTGGAGTCCCTAAGTAGATAATCATTCCATCAGGTTTAAGGATAGCATCAAACTCCTTAACGGACTCCGAGAGTTTATCTCTCATCATCTGGGTCATAGAGTTATTCGGAACCTCTACATCATCAGCTACGATGAGGTCTGCTCTCGATCCTGCGAGTTGACCAGTGATACCTACGGATTTCACAGAGGGACTATGACTAGCCTTAGCAGGACCAACATCAAAAGAGATCTTAGATTGCCTCTGGTTATCCTTAGGTATCAAATGTTGAAGGATAGGCATCTCATGGATTAACCTCTGCGTGAATGTACTAAAGTCATCTGCTCTAATCTTAGATGCAGAGACTACGAGTACCTTTGTCTCAGG